CACGTGCAGTTCTGGACGTATGGGCTCTTGTAGATGATTGAGTTGGGATAGAAGCTGATAGCCCATCCCTGGTTAGCTGGTAGACCGTAGGTCGGATCACTATCAACAGCGTGACCACCACGGGTTCCGCTTGCCTTCATACCTGCGATAGAGAAGTTGGCAATCTGAGTACCGCTGTTGACGCGGAACATCGTGCTTTCTTCAGTTGCAGGTGTCGGGTGTACGAAACAGCTACGAAGCGACTGACCAATGATCGACAGGTTATTTACCGTGATGTCGATAGGCGCAACCTCGCGGTAGACACCAGGAGCAACCAACACAATGTCACCAGCATCTGCTGATGTCACAGCAGCTTTGATGGTCTTCATCGAGTCGATGATCCGGTGACCATCGTTGTTGTCATCGCCGTTTTCACCGTCAACCCAAATCACAGTCGGCTGGGTGACAAAGGTGCCGCCAGAGGAGATACCAATCCAGTTAGAGCCACTCCAAACAGACAGTGTTTGATCTTGACCGTGGGCGTACCACAGCTTGCCAATAGCCCAGTCAGTACCAGAGGGAGTTGAGTTCTGATAAAGAACATCATGACGACGCTCGATAGCACCAATAGACGCAAGTACGTCGTCAACACCAGTCCACGCAGGAGTACCAGCGTTTTGCTCAGCAGTTGTGACAATGTCAAGACCTTTGATCTTGTCAACGTCAACAGTGTTGTTAGTCAGCTTTGCACCGTCAATAGATCCATCAGCAATCTGACGGTTAGTAACGGAGTTACCAGCAAGTTTTGGCTCTGTAATTGCATCGTTTACAACCTTTGCTGTAGATACAGAATCAGTGTCAAGCTTGCGTTCAGTTACGTTACCATCAGCAATTTTGACCTCAATAACAGCGTTATCTTGGATCTTTGGATGAGTAACATTGCCGTCTGCAATCTTAGCTGTAGTTACATTTGAGTCTGCAATTTTTGCAGTAGTAACGTTTGCATCAGCGATTTTTGCAGTAGTAACGTTAGCGTCAATAATCTCAGCAGTGCCGACAGAATTGTCTTGCATCTTGCTGAGACTAACGGAGTTATCCTCTAGCTTTGCGTTAGTAACAGCAGCATCGACAAGCTCAGGCGTATCCACCGAGTTGTCTTGCATTTGCTCGATAGCAATCGAATTATCAGCAATCTTGTCGTTAGTTACAGCGTCAGGACCAATCTTGGCATTTGTGACGTTAAGGTCTGCCAGTTTGACTGTGGTGACGTTGAGATCACGAATCTTGGCTGTAGAAACAGCTTCGTTAGAAATACCGAACTCGTCGACCATTTCTTGATCAGCAAACAAAAGCTGATCGTAGTTTTCGTTTAGTTCGTTAGATTTAACAGACGAACCCGCAGCAAGTACGAAGCGGGCAGCGTCTACATCAGTGTCACGATAAACACGAATAGCAACACCAGAAGCAGGTGCGGTGTTAAACCGAAGGATACCTGCATTAGGAAGGGTATATGCAGTTGTAGATACGTGGTCAAGTGTTGCCTTGACATCAGCATCTTTTAGGTATGTAAATGAAACAGTAAAGTCGGTAGTGGAACCGTCTCCTGTGTAAAAGTGTTCAGTTGTAAGAGTAGTTGCCATTACTTAGCAATGTTAAGGACTGGATCGATTGGTCCGTAAGTAGTTTCTTTTTGGCTAAGTCTGTTTTCAATACGATCTTGACGCGATTCGTTAATAGCAGCCCGTACATCAGGCTCATTACTAATCAACGCCCAGGCTCGTTTGCGGGCGGTTTCAAACAGCTTGCGAATCACTTTGGTGTGGTAGTAAGCCTTCATAGGCTCATAGTCACGATTGCCGCTGTTGCGGTCTTTTTCCATCTTTCTAATGCTAGCTTGAATCCGAGGATCAGTAGCAAGACGATTTAGTTCAGCCTCAAGATTTTGATCACCAATAGCTTTCATAAACTTAGAGCGAACTCCAGGTAGTTTAGAAAGATCAGTGTTGTCAGGGGCGTAGTAAACAGAAAGACGTGTATCGTAGTTACTGCGGAACAGTAGCTTACGACCAGGACCCTGATCCAAGTTAAACTGGACAGGGGAGAACATATTCCAAGCTCTCGTAATAAAGTTGTAGTCTTTAATAGGCTGACCATTCAACATGTCGTATTTGATCGGCAGAGGCTCATCGCTGAGCTTTTCTGAGATTAAGTTACGATTACGAATAGAGTCAACAATACCAGTATTCAGCTCACGCATATAAGGAGTAAACAACTTGCCGATCTCATTCCGCATGGAAGACATAGGCAGCGTGTTGTTCATCAGACTTGCGATGATTCTGTTGTGTTGTCCAGGCTGACCAGAGAAAAGGTCAACAAACTGCTGCAGACCAGTAAGATAGCTCTTACTTGCAGCACTCTGTCCAACAACCATTGCAACCTTCAGAAGTTGATCCTCTGTCCATTCATCACCCATCAGCAGACTGTGATCTCCAATGTTGGAGACAGTCGACATAATTTGGTTAAAGGGTTCAAAGGCTTCGTAGCCAATCTCAACTCCACCAAGGGTAAAGGTACGAGGCTTCCAGCCAGCATCAATCCATGACTGACGCATCTGTCGGTCAGTAGGACCGTCACCAGTCATGTTTCCTGACATCCACATCATGGACGCCATGGTGATGACTGAAGAGCCAATAGCAAGACGACCACGTTGTAGTGCCTTAGCGTTTTGCAGCTCCTCAAAGGTGCTGATGCCGTACTTAGTCAGGTTGCCAGCTTCGACGTCTTTGATAGTTGCACGAGCAATAACGTTGTGTTCTTTAACAAGCCTATTAAAACCAGGGGTGTACTTAGCAGTCAGTTGAAGACCATTGACACCAGTACGTGCAAACAGGAAGAACGGTTTAGCCCAGGGATTCTGGTTAAACAGTGTCTCTAGACCTTTAGAGAAACCCTCCAGGTCCTGCGTCAAAGTTGCTTCACGTTTGGCGAACTTAACGGCGTCATCAATGATGTTGCCTTCTTCATCTAAGATCTGAGAATAGAACTTATCCTCTGCTTTCTTTAGGATGGCAGGAGTAATTTCTGTGATGTCACCTTTACTTGCCTGCTCAAGAGCTTCACGCATAGCACGTTCACGCATCTTGCCACGGGCAAGGATGTGACCAAACACATCATCAGTAGCTGCCATAATCTTTGTTGAATATGTCAGCAGGTTGCTGTCGTTCATGCTCCGCGCCATATTGGCAAAACGGAATACAGCTTTATCAGCGTCAGTGCCGCGCTTCTCAGCCCAGTCACCGTACATCTTCCACTGTTGATCAGCTTTAGTACGTTCGACATAACGCGATTTGATCGTCGCCATATCGCCACTAAAGTAAGCATTCAGTTTTGTTTTGAACAAGTTGAAAGCTTCAGGGATCATCTGAACCATGCCGTTTAGAGCAGCTAGAGATGCCTTACGAGTAACAACGTCACCAGTAAAGGTTGCACCAAGAGCGGTAGCCATAGGCCGCAGGTAAGCAGCAGAGGCAGTACCCATAATTGCTCTAACCGGAGTCTTAGGTCCGCTCAGCACGCTGTGAATCATCACGCCTTCTAGTTCTTTGACAAGCTCACCGGTCTTTTTCTTACCGTTGAACTCACCACCACGCAGCTTTTTGCGGAAGAAGTTGTCGAGATCGTTCAGGTTGGTAACGTCGTCCATATAGGAAGCGGCTTCCATATAAGCCTTGAACAGCTCGTTATCACCAGTTTCACCTGCCATCTGAAAGGCAGTGCGGAATGCATCAATAGAGTTTTGTACGTCTTCGTAAACAGCTTTCTCGAAGTCAGCCTTCTTAGGAATACCGTCGACGCCTTTAATAGATGCCAAGTCATAACCAGCAAAACGACGAGATTGAGCTGCAATAGCAGACAATGATGCGAACTTGTCAAACAGAGCCTTAGCAGGTCCATCTGTATCGCCTAGGTCGTAGAGGTCTTGCAGCTCACGGCCAGCAATACCGAGGTCACGAATCTCTTTTAGCAACGAACCTCTGAGGAGGTCATTGGCAGGAATCATGTTGGGATCCATGATCTCAATCTCTTCAAAGCTGCCGTCTTCAAGCTTGACCTTACGTTTGATGCCTTGCTTGTAGAAGTCATCAGCCCATTCACGATGCGTCAGGTCTGTACGAAGACGACCTTCAAACATCTCTTTCATCGATGCAGTGGCGTCTCCCCAAACTTCGTGAAGGGGTACTCCCATCTCCTTTGCCTTAGCAACTTCTTTGACTACATAGTCCGTAGACATGAAGTCTTCCATGATCCGTTTGACTTCACCAGCAGCAAGATCTGGGTTGCCTTTACCGATACGGTCCAACTCGATAGGACGAGTCAGTGAGTCGGTAGATCCAGTCTCTGCACCCAGCTCATTGCGGGTACGAGACAGTTGTTTGTTGACGTCACCGGCAGAACCGTTAGACGTCGGTGATCCTTGCGGTGGGTCAGCTACAGGTTTGTTGGCATGACCACGAAACGCTTCAGGTGTTTCAGCTACTTCATCAATGCCTTTAGCAACAGTCTGTTCTTCAATACTTTTTGATCGTTTAGCTACTTCCTCAACAGCCTGTTCAACACCCTTAGAACCCCTAAAGGCAAGGTGTAGGCCGTCGATAACACCACCAATACCCATACCTTCGACGACGTTTTTAAGCGTCTTCATTGCAGGGTGATCGGTGTCTCTAGTGGCTAAAGGTATTTCAATGTTTGGGAAGTGTTGTTGTAAAGCACCTTCGACAAGTGCGGATGCGTTATCGTCTTGTGAGCCAGAAGCAATCAAGTCGACCTTTGCACCTACAAGTGCAGCACGACCCATTTGGCCTAGCTTGGTAGTTGCGCTGGCAATCTTTCCAACACGTGCACCTGGGATAGGTACAAAGGCAAGAGAACCATAATTAACAAGTGTCTTGATGACACCACCCCACCAAGTACGAGTCTCGATAGGGTTTTCAAATGCACCAAAGACGTCAGTGTCAGGACGATAATCTTCGCCACCAACGTCTTCGCCACGAGCCATGTCAATAGCACGCTCAGGAAGAGTTACGATGTCGGAGCCGGTCTGTTGTAGACCGCCGACAAAAGCATTACTAATCTCACGAGCAACATCACCAATGTCGCTGAATTTATCTACCTCTTCAGGTTGTTCGGTAGGTTCTTCGGCTTTTAGTGAGTCGTTGTAAGATTCAACATACTCTAACCCTTTCTGAGCTTCATCGACTAACCTGCTGTCAACTGGGTTAGTAATTTCTTCCATAGTTAGTTCGGTTTCAGTGTTGCCTTAGCAACGCCTGGGAGCAACATGTGTAATTGTCTATATCTAGGCAGACCTTTTGCAATTTGTACCATTCGTACAATTTCATCGTCACTTAAAGACCTAAGACCTCTCCATTCATTGATGAGACCAGTTCTATTGCCACCGTTCATAAAGTTGACTCTTTGAACAGCTCTAGTCAAAGCAAAGAGATCTTGAGTCTTTTCGTCAAACACAGTGTCATCAGAAAGACCAGTCAAACGTTGAACTTCTGCAAAAGTTGAGCCAATAAATTGATAACGACCAACAGCGTGTAATCCCTGGGAGTCACCATAAGGAAGGGCTTGCCTTCTCTTAATTTCTCCTAAGGTCATTGACGTAATTGGTGCATCTAAATCTTTAGTTGAGTCGCCACTGCCATGAGGCGTGTATCCGTCGTTAGTTCCGGCGCGATTAAATGCGTCATATCCGCCATAACTACGGGACTCTACTGAAGCAATAGAATCTAGGAACCACTTAGCATCCTCCACGGAGGTTGCAGCTCGGACTTCTCTAGATCCTGTTGGGTGAAATTGAATCAGACGCTGAGTACCTGGCGGGTATTGCTCAATGTCTGAATAGTTTTTGGGGATGGGGAAACCTTTGTAACCATACCCACGAAGCTGAGTGTCGATAAGCTTATGGACATTAACGCCGTGCGTACTAGCCAAGTTTCGCCAAAAGAATGGAATACCTTTTTTGGCATTGAGTGATTCGTTTAGTTGTGCAACTTGATTATCAAGACCTTCAATTTTATTTTCAAAATCTAACTCACCAGAACGCTTACTTAAAGCAACGAAAGCATTAGCATTTTCATTAGAGGCCGGTGATTTGGCGTATTGAAAAATAGCAGCATCAGTTCTTGGATCTTTCTTTAATACTTCAACAACTTTTGCATAGGCAGCTTCAGAAGCAGCTACGGGGTCATTGGTTAGAGCTACTGCTTTTTGATATTCGACCCGATAGATAGCCATTGCATTTTCAGTACCAATAAGATTCTCTTTGGAATCATATTCAAAAATCTGAGTAATATCTTTAATCTCAGCTTCAATCAAAGTTTGATGCCTTTCGAGAATAGCTTCAGGCGGTACTATGCGGTCATTGGTAGTGACCTTTTCTAAATAAGAAGTACGAGTTTCGTAGTCGTTGATTTTGTAAACGTCGTTTATGTCAACAGACAAACCACGGTTTAGCCGATCATCAATGTCATCAGTAATTAGTTGATCATCGTAACCTTGATCGGTTAGCCAGTTTAATTCGTTGTAGTACTTAGAATCGTTAAAACGATACTTGGCTTTTAGGTATTTGATAAAAGCAGCGTCCCTTACAGGAGCAGCTTGCCACTCTTTTCGGGCTTCCAAAAGCATAGCCCTGTCTTCGTTTTCAAAAAAGTCAATGTCTCGTTTTAGTTTTTTAGTACGTTCGTCTTCTGCAAGCTCTACTAGAGCGCCAATGTCTTTAGATCTAAATTCCTTTAACAGTCTAGTTTTACCGTCACGAGGAGTTACGTTTGAATCGAGTGCATTGAGAAAAGCATTTGGATCGATAGACCCATCTTGCAACCCTTCACGTATAAGTTCAGTAGCAGCGGCATAAGTTACCTTTGAGTCACCACCAAACTGACCTTTGTGATTATCTACCCAAGCAAGAATACCAGCAGCAGTTTGCTCAGGATCAGAAGACACAAAGGTTGCGTACAAATCCTGCTTACGTGTCAGCTCCCTGTTTTTTTGAAATATCTTTGCTTGTCGGTTTGCATAAGCAAGTTGTTCAGCCTGCTCAAACTTCCGCATAGACGGGAACAAGTGCTCATGCAACAGCAGCGGATTCATCTCCGCGTACTGCATCATGTAGTCTTCACGAATCTGTTGTTCGATCGCAGCACGTTGACGAGGATCAGAGGTCTCGTTCAGACCCAACTCTTGTGACCGCTGTGTGTAGTACGTGCCGTAACTAGCACCAGCTTGGTTTAGCATTGCCTTAGCAAAGCCATATGCCTTCCAGCCAGACAGGTCGCGAAGACGTTCTGCTACGAAGACATCACCACCGTTTTGCTCGAAGTCACCAGCCGCTTTGTCAGCAGTAGAGCGGGCTTCACCTAGGGCTTGCTCGTCAGCACGGAACTGAGCTTGCTCTTCTTCGGTAGCACCGTTGAACCAGTACTCACGCATACCTTCGAGCATCTGCTTTTCGTTCTCTTTCTTCTGTCTGTTGACAAGAATCTCGGACAGTGAGTTAGAGAACTGAGCTAAACCCTGTGCAGCCTGTTCGGTTTCACGGGCAGCTTGTAGGTCACGTTGACGTTGAGCTTCTGAGTTGCGTTCTAAATCTTGTACAAGTTGTTGATTAACTTGCTGTTGTTGTTGAGAACCGAGGTCAACCTGGCTCGCTTGGAACTGACCACCTCGGTTAAATGATTGAAATGAAGTGGTCATGGATTAAAGAAGTTAGTACCAGAAGTAAAAAGGTTAGGGTTGTAGAAATTTGTAGGAGCAGCGTTGCCAAGAGGGTTGTAGTTAATATCTTGGCTATAGAAATTCATGCCGCTTGTCTTAGGTTGGACACCAAAGCCACCCATGTTGCCAACTTCCGGGGGTTTTAACTGGTTGTGAACACTGATACCTGATGCTGCTGCCGATGCAATACCACCAAGGAATGCCATGTTGGCCGCAGTCATATCAGTATTAGGTTTGACAGGAGCAAAGCCCGGTTGTGGTTTGAACTGCACCTTCGAGTAAGCATTACGATTAGTAGCTCGGAGTCTTTCTCTAATGCTTTCGACGTTGCTTTGATAGCTTTCACGTGCACGTATCAGGTTTGATGCCATCAACGCTTGGTTCCTACCAAACTTGGCAAGGTTCCTACTCTCAAGTCGTTCTGATGTTTTACCAGAACCAAAGTCTTTTTGACTTTGAGCTAGTTTGTCAAAGGCGTCCTGCAACTGAACAGAGGCTTGATCAAATATATCGTTGAGTCTGCTTTGCTCGTCGGCATAAGCACGGCTTGCAGACAGTAGATTCTCTGTAAGTGTTGTTTCATATTCAGCAACACGTGTTCCATACAGAGCACGTTGACCATCCCACTTGACTCGTCGTATTCCTAATTTTCTTTTGTAGTTATTTACTTCAGCAGTTTTTTGGTCACTGGCTGCTTTCAGTCCTCCGAAGGCTGACGTCGCCGCTCCCACTCCTGCTAATGTTCCTCCGATTACTGGATCGCACACGGCAAAATTCTATAAAGGTTAAGTTGTTTGGACCATAAGTAAGCTCACGCAAGAACTTAAATCCAAGAAATCGAAGTAGCTTTAGATGGGCAGTGTTGCGCTTGTCAACAATGTTCCACAGCAACTTCTCTTGTCTGCTGTCGATAAATCTTTTGCACTTACGTGCGAATGACATCGGGTGTTTATGAATCTCAGGAGTGCATAACATCCAGATCCCGTTCTCGGGACCTATACCAAAAGCTGCACCCCACTTGTTATCGGGTGTCAGCCAAGCTCCTGAGTAGCCCCTAGAAGCGCCTGCAAGGAGGGCAAAGGCCGGGTTATGACCATGGCCTTCAGTTACCTCCCTATAGTCGTCAGGGCGTAAATTAGAGGCCACATGTAATGCGACCTCTTTAGTGAGTGGATGAATGTATTTAGACATTCTTGTAGTACTTGGGCGAATAGTCACCCTCCCAGGTTAAAGAAATAAGCGTTGCTGGAAGAGGTGATGTAGACTTGATTGATAAGTTAAAGTTATTGTTCTTTTCATACACAGGAATTACGCCCTGGTATTCATCTTCGACGATGACATCATTGAATAGATATTGATCGTACGTAGACGAAGTAAAGTCAGACGTAAAGTCAGCTTTGCCTGTGCGTGAAACAACAGCTTGATACTGACCTAAACGACCGAACGAAGGCTTAACTCTGTGTACGACAAGGCTTCCACGTTCTTCGTTGACAGTTCTTTCACCGCTTACTTTTTGTACAAAGAACTTAGGTAGCTTGATCTCCATCGAATAGTTGTATCCAAAGGTAGTAGTGCCTGACCAGTTACCAGCAAGAGTGACAGTAGTTCCAGAAGAAGGTACATCTAGAGTCTGATACATCACACCACTTGTACCGGGTTGAATAGCTACAAGATCGACAGAGCGATCTACGTTGGCAATCCAGCTTAGGTTAAATGTGGTCTGACGTGTAGTGCTGTTGTACGAACCAGTAGCACTGCTGTAGTTATCCAAGTGAATAAGATATTCGTTACCGTGTTCTTGGACAGTTGACTCATCGTCACGAATCAGATCAATCCTTTGCAGAAAGTTCTGGTTATCTACCAAGATATACGAGTCGTTGACCACGCAGTGATAACGAAGAGGTCTGGGAAACTTCCAACGAAACCAAGAGGACTGAATCTGTTTGTCAGCCACATTGAAATACTTGTAACCAAAGACTTCATCACTGTTCGTTTTCCCAAAGAAGATGGCGGTGTTCTCTCTTGAGTTAGCTAGCAGGTCAATATCTTTACTTAGTTTGCGTGAAACAACTTTGCTTAGTTCGTTGACGTTGGGCTCACCCTCACGTGCAACGTTAGACATCACAAAGAAACGCGAGTGAGCACCTGCGTTGTCGACGAATCCAGCAACAGTTCCAAGAGAGAATGGAGGAACTGCTGTGTTGTAGTTGTAAGTAGCAATGCTGCTCAGACGAGCTGAGTCAGGGTTAAGGATGTCACTATCAGTTGCTAGCAGGAACTGCTGCTTCTCACCAAAGATAAGCAAACCAGTGTTGATCTCAATAGCATCAAACAGAATGCCCGGATATTTAGAGCTACTGCTGATGTCGATTGGATCTGTGCCAGAAACTGTCAGTGCGGTGTTGACGAAGAAGTTACCTAAATCACCAGGACGAGAAAGGATAATGTTTTCGTCGCTAAGAAATGCAAGTCGGTTACGGAAGAAGACTACTTTGTTAATAGTCTTACCAATGAAACTAGGTATAGGGTTAGTAGTATCGTCACCTACTTCTCGGTCATTGTAGGTAAATTTTTTTACCCTAAAATTGCCACCGGATTGACGTTGAATAATGACAGGCATGGTGCCGTCGTTGATCTCTTTCTGAATACCCGGCTCAGCACATTCGACCCAGGAACCTGGACCGCTAGCACCCTCGTTTCCTTCAAACCTCAGGTAGTAATCATCCTCAGCAGCAGAGCTGTTGGAAACTTTGACGATATAACCATGCTTGCATTGAAACGGAAGACCAGTAACGTCGTTCACCTGATCGGTGATAACAGTCATAAGGTCAGTGTTTTGCGCTTCAACGGTAAACTTAGAACTACTGTAAATGTAAATGCCGTTTCCGATTGCCTCAGCAGTAAATCCACTAGGCATTTCAGCAATGATGCCGCCAAGAATAGTGTCAACACTTACATTAGTTTGACCGTCAAACGGTGTGGGTGCAGGGCGAATAGCTTTGATATTTGCACGAACATTGACTGTTTCAGCAGCATCTACAGTTACCGTATATTCTTTTCCAGCCATCGTTACATTTCGGGTAGCTTGTTCAGCCCACCCTTCACCACCATGAAGTAGATCAATAGTTGTCGAATACTTACAAGTGAAGTCACTAGCTTCAGGTGAATCATCGTTAGAGTTAGGAACAGGTCCCTGCTGTCCAGTGGTAGTAAGACGGAAGACTAGATTGTATTGGTTTCCACTTGGATTTGACTCACCAAACACAGCAGTGCCGATGTTTGGACAATGACCGTTGTCACCATTGAATACAGTAAACCCTTCCTGATGTTGTGAGGTTGGTTGGACTGAAATCCTAGTAGCACTTGTAATAGTTTCAAGTGCCCCGGAATCAGGGTTATGGATATTTAATCCATACTGCCTACCGTTTTGAGTCCTCTTGAGTTCTATAAAGGCAGAGTATGTATGTGGACGTGCATCAGTTGTAGCCGACGTCATGGACGTCACTTGATTTCGATTACACACAAAGGTGCTGTCGTTAATCGTCGTGAACTGGAGCTGCTCACCGCCGCTGTGAGACAGGTAAGACTCAGTACCGCTGTCGTGGTTGACAGTGATCTCAGCTCCTGTGTCGGCGTCCCACATAGTGACGTGTCCGTTCGTAGCCACCTGACCGATGTAGCTGCCTTCTGTCTCGTCCCTGTAGTAGTGGAACCAAAGACCATTAGACGTGGCATTAGCAAGAGGAGCTGTACCTACACGTCGTGCACCTGGACGCTTGTATAGACCACGGTTCAGATCAGGAATGCAGTTCAAAGCATCGCTGACTTGACCTTGTCCCTTTTGGCTGTCAGGTACTTCAGAGATACCTCCAAAGAAATTAGGAATAGTTTGAGTAATACTTGCCATCAGCGACGTAGTCCACGGAACGGTTCATATGAGCGGTAGCTCTGGTCATGACCCATGCCAAGGAAGTTGTGATCGCCTTGGTTGCACTCGTACTCAAGGCAGATTGCACGGGTATATGCCTCTTGCTGCGCCAGTAGCTGCACAAGAGTTGGGTTAGATACAAGCTGTGTAGCAGCTCGTCCAGCAGCCTTAGCGACAATCAGACGCTTAAAAGGTTGAGGCAGGTCATCAAAAGGAAAGAGCCACACGACGTTCATGTCGATGGCTTTGTCGAATTCGTAGGTGTGTTCGACTTTGTTGTATAACTTGCCCTGACGTTTGACGACGTCAGTAGTGCGGTACACCTCTTCTTCACAGACATCCATTTGCAGGACGTTGTTAGGGATAGAGATATGCTTGCTAGTGTCAGGCGTAAATTTGTAGTGGTCTTCACGGTTGTAAGACCAACCTTCGCTTTGTACCTCTAGGTTAGCTTCCTTTAGTAAGTTATAGATAAACTCAATTTCAGGATTAGTAAAAACAAGAGAGGTCACCGGAGCCTGACCGATGCTCCCCAAGATTGAATTTACAGCGGATAGTTCGGTATCGAGATCAATAGTTGTAGGAGCAGTCATATAGTTAAAAAAAAGGGACCCCGAAGGATCCCTTGTAATTGAATAAATATCAGAAGGCAGAAGGAGCAGTGCCACCGACATACAGCTCAACGGCTGCAGCGGGGTTCAGGTAGTCCGCGCCCATGGCGAGACGTCCCAGAATCACGTCACCTTGGTAGACAACGGACACGTCGCCAGAGGTCACCTGGACCTGAGGTCCGATGGTCTCGACAACACCAGCGGCTTCTTTCTGGAAGATGAGGCCGCAGGACTTAGAGCCCAGCTCGGCAGCGGTGCCGTAGTCGTTGTTGATGCCGGTGGTAGCGCCAGAGGCGTTCTCAGCAGCAACTTCAACGAAGTCACCAGTGTTACCAGGATCGGTCACACCAGAGGTGCCGCCGTACTTGGTGCCATACTTGCCCAGGAACGGAATGTTCATGGACTTGTAGATCTTGATGCCAGCGATCTCGACGATGCCCTGGCCGCTCTGACGAGCAGAGCCTTGGGAATCGCGGTTGATCAGGCCGTTCTCACCAACTTGCTGGATGAGAGCGTAGTACTGACGGGGGTTCAGGACCCCGACCCTGCCGTCTTGGCTGATACCCTTCTCGTCCATCGCAGCAGCGGCGTCGTAGAAGGCGTCAACCAGAGCGGTTGCAGAGTAAGCGTCAGACTCGTTAGCGGTAGCGCCAACGCGCACCTGAGTACCACCGGGCTCAACGAAGTTGGTCTTGGTGATAGGAGATGCAGCACGAGCACCACGGGTGATCGCACGGAAGATCAGACGGTCGTACTTCTCAGCGAGTGCATAGCCGATCTTCTTAGAGATCTCGCCACGCAGCTCGTAGTGAGCAAGGGTCTCGTCCAATTCGTAGACGAAAGCGGAGCTGATGAGCAGGTCGTCGACCGTGATGGTCTTCTCTGCCACGGGCGGTGCACCGTCCGAGTTGCCAAGGATGGCGTTGCCCGGTGTGTGGTACTCAGCCGTGGTACGACCGGTGTAGATGAACTGAAGAGATTTTCCGTTCTTCAGAGTACGCTTCATAACGAGATCACGAGCGATCGCGTTGTTCTCGAAACCCTTAAACATCTCACCTGAGAACAATTTAAGGTATAGGGCGCGTGCGTCTGCGCCGCCATTATCTGCACCAGGCCGTGTAAGGCTCGTGGTCAGAGTATTAGATTGATGTGCCATTAGTATGGATAATTAAATAGAGATATGTAGCCTTTTCGATCGATCAAAATTTTTGTGGTCTATTCCCACCGTCTAGACGGCGAAGGGTATCTTCCGTAG